GAACTCTATAAAGAAATGTATTCTGAATGTAGAGAATTATTAAGAGAGAACACTAAGCATAAAATGAAAATTTCTGAATTAGAAAGCAAGGTGCAATCTTTAGATAATGTGTTTCAACAATGGAAACAATCAACTGATAAATTAAATTTAAATAAAATAAATCTTGCCTATGATGGCATACAAGAATATGAAAAATAGTACAATAAAATCAATAACACCAAATGGAAGTTGGTCAAATGGTAATCAAACTTTCAATAAATACACAGTAGAATTAGCTAATGGAGATATTCCAAACTTTTCAGCTATAGGAGATTTTAAAAGATCAGTAGGTGATGTCATCTACTACACCTTAGATGTGAAAAAGAATTATGCTAAATTACAACAGACACCTCAAGATGCTCCAGTACAAAATACACCAGTACAAAATGCATCTGTAGGAGGAGGATTAACACAGCAGGAATCAATTTCTAGAAGTGTTGCATGGAATAATGTTAGTCAGTTTATATTCTCTGATGATTTTCAGAAATATGATGATGATAATACAGACAACAATGGCAAACAATTAATCTTTTCAGTTAGACAACAGAAGATGATTAATCAAGCTGCTAGTGCTGCTAATATTATATATAAAGAATTATTAACTAAACCTAACTAATTATGGCAAAACCTGATTTTGTTGCAGGTGTTTATGTGGAGGAATCTCCTAAAGACTTTGTAATAACAAAAATGAGATTGAGTGTAGAAAGATTTACACAATTTCTTGAAGATCCATATGTTAAAGATTTCTATAAAAAAAATAATGGCTATCTTAACATGGATGTTTTGAAAAGTAAGAATGGTAAATTGTATATCCCATTCTCAGAATTTATACCTGAGAAAAAAGTTACAACAACTGATCACAATCCTGATAGAGAACTTGATGAAGTTCCTTTCTAAAATAAATATATAAATGATACTAGACATTAAAGACCAACTTTCTAAAATCCATGACATTAGGAGTGGCAAAATAAAAGAAGGTCTAGGTCTAGGTATCAAAAGTTTTGATCAGTACTTCAGATTTAAAAAAGGTACATTTAACATATTTCTAGGACATAGTAATGTTGGTAAAACTCACACAGTAGTTTACCTAATGTTTCTGTATGCATTAAAGCATGATCTTAGATTTCTGTTACTAACAGCAGAAAATGAACCTTATTCAATAGTTAGAAAAATAATAGAATATAAAGAGGGTTTGCCCATCAACAAGATTGATGAGGAGAAGTTACAAGAAGGAAGTAGGTGGGTAGATTCTCATTTTAAATTTATATCTATAGATGAACAATATACTTATAAGAAGTTGTTAGAGTTAGGTACTAGTATTAAGAAGTCATGGGATTATCATGGATTTTTCATAGATCCATATAATTCTTTAGAAAAGGATAGAGATATGGCTAGATCTTTAGGTATGCATGAGCATGATTATAAAGCATGTTCAGATATGAGAATGTTTTGTCATAAAACTGGTGTAGCATTATGGTTATCAGTTCATGCAGTTACAGAAAGTTTAAGAAGATTGCATAGTACTAATCATGAATATGCAGGGCATCCAGTTCCTCCTATGATGTCAGATTGTGAAGGTGGTGGAAAGTTTGGTAATAGATGTGATAATTTTATTGTGATTCACAGATATATTCAATCAGCCTTAGATTGGATGGTAACTCATTTACACATTAGAAAAGTCAAAGATACTGATACTGGCATGATGCCTAGCAGTCTTGAATCCCCAGTCAGGATAAGAAGTTTAATAAACAATGTTGGGTTTAGTATAGAGGGAGATAATATGATTGATTTAATGAATGAACATACTGGAGAAGGCATATCAAAAACATAATACATGGATAAATATCTGTAAGAGCTTTGGTTTGAATAGATATTATGCTGAAGATCTAGTGATGGAAATGTACATTAAACTAGATCATATTTGTAATGTTAAAGGAACTGATATAATTTATAAAAAAGAAGGGCAAGAAGATGATCTTAATTACTATTACATTTGGAAGATTCTTTATACAATGTTTCTACAACTCAAAAAGAAACAGAAAAAAGTTAGTTATATTGGGACAGAGATATTACAAAACATTGAAGGATCAGAGGAGGTTGAGTTTAAAAAGATGGAAGAAAAGTTCAATAAAGAGTTTGAGAAACTACATTGGTATGACCAAAAAGTATTTGAGATAGTGGCAAGTGGAACTAAGATTAGTGAACTCAGTAGAAAATCTACCATTACTTATATTAGTTTGTACAACACATACACTAAAGTAAAGAAATTATTAAAGAATAAAATAGGATTATGAAACTAGGAGATTTAGTAGAGATGGTAATAAGAAAAATAACCTTTGGTTATGGTAAAAGTTTTGCAAAAGCAGTTGCTAAGTTATTTGGCTATGAAGATTGTGGATGTGATAAAAGGCAAGATAAGTTAAACAAATATATAATTACAAAAGATGGCATTAAGAAGTTATAAGGAGCAAATAAAACAGCAGATGATTGATTTAGATTACCAATCATTTGAGAATTTTCTAATAGTTATAGAGACTGGGTTTGGAGATAAAGATCTACAAATAGTTTATGAATTACATGCAAAGTATTTTAATCACAAATTTAATATTCCTTGTGGATGTGGTGGAGCTAAAAAGATTGATGTAATAAACAACTGGATAAGTGATTTAAAGAAAGTTCATGCTAATGGTGTTCAAACCAAGTAGCTATGAAAATGAAGGGAACTGGAAGAAAGGATCTTTATCTGAAGAAAAGTTTAGAACCTTCATGAATGAAATAGGAGTTGGTGCTGTAAAGACATCAGCTAGAGTTGATAAGTTTGATCATGTAGATTTTATTGTTGGAGAGAATACCCCAGTAGATTTAAAAGGAGATAAGAATACAGATGCAGTTTGGTTAGAGATTAAGAATGTTTGGGGAGGAAAAGGATCTCTATTTGGTAAAGCTAAATACATGGTGATAGAATACCTTGATATTAATACCTATGTTTTTTATGATAGATTGGAATTAGTTGAGTATATTAAAAGATTTACAGATGTATGTAAACACAAATCTGATTATCATTGTTTATATACTAGGGAGGGAAACAAAGATCAGATAGTAAAAGTTAAAGAGAAACACATTAGACCTTATGAAAAACACAGATTTCAATACAACATTTAAAGCAAAAGATTTTGATAGAGAGTTAGTCAGTAAGAAACTAGACAACTTAAAAGACTTACAATATCTTGTAAATACTGAAATAATAAATAAAGAGTTACTTAAATGGAAAGAATCACAGCCTGATAATGAAAATTTAAAAAGGTTTACTGAGGCTATGGTTAATGTAGAGCTTTATGTAAATGAGTTACAAAATGATAGGCATTTATTAATGCTAAGTATTGATGAATACAGAAGTGATAAAATAAGAGCAGTTGAGAGAGCAAGAAAAGCAGAGTGCAAAGAGGATTGAGTTGTCAGTAGATTTATTACTAGAAGATGGTAGTATTTATTTTGCAGCTCAAGAGGAATTAGAGGGGATGTATATAGATCAGATAAACTTTATGTTTATGAATTTTGATGCATTGCCAAATATGTATGAGGATATATTGATAAATTTTCAAACAATGGATATTTATAGTCAGGTAGTTTCAAAAAATTATCATGTAGCATACAACACTTTATATATTAACATAGAATTAAAATTAGAAGAATGAAAAAAATAACACTATTAGATGGTAAAACATATGACCAAGAAGAACTGGTAACAAAAGCATATGATGATGATTATTATTATGGCTACTTATCAAAATTTGCCTTGAGTTCCTCAGCATGTAAAAATTTACTATCATCACCAAAAACATATAAGCATATTATGGAGTATGGTTCACCAAGTTCTCAAGCATTAAGAGATGGATGGTTGGTTCACACTTGTGTTCTAGAGCCTCATGTATTTGAGGAGCAGATTTTTGTAGATGTACAATCAAAGAATACAAAGAAATATAAAGAGGCATTAGCAAAACATGGCAAGGTGTTTACTATGAAAGAGAAACATGATGCTGAAAGATTAGCTGATGCATTACTGAGAAATGAAATGGTATTAGAGAAACTAAATGATTCAGATTTTGAAGTAGCACAAGTAGATACAATAAGATCAAAGTCAGGAATTGATTTCCCATTTAGAGCAAAGGCTGATATATTAGGAAACAACTCAACAATGTATGATCTGAAAAGTACAAGCTCAATAGAGGGATGGAAGTATTCAGCAGATAAATATGGATATGATGCTCAGGCTTTTATTTATTCTAGGTGCTTTGATATTCTACCTGAAAATATAGGCTTTATTATTATAGATAAAGGATCACTTGATATAGGATATGCTCAGGTTACTGAGGAGTTCTACTTAAGAGGTGCTGCAAAAGTACAAAGAGCTTTAGAGATTTATGAGGAATGGTTTATGACTGAAGCAGATTTAGATCAGTATTATTTAAACATAGAACTATGAAACATTACATACCAAAAGAAGATCTGAGATATTATTTCAGAACTTCAAAAGCTGATATTGCTTTTCAAAAAAGACTCAAGAAGTATATCTGTTATGGATTACCTTTTTGCACTTTATGGATTATCTTGATAATTAACTTTTTATTTTTTATATTTACTGGAAAGGCAGGATAGATGATGATGAAAGTTTGTTGCAGATGTGATATAGAGAAACCAAGATCAGAGTTTCATAATAAAACAAGCAGCAAAGATGGATTAGATAATAGGTGTAAAGATTGTAAAAGAAATTACAATAAGACATGGACTAATAATAATAGAGATCATGTCAGGAAATACAATAGAGAGTTTGTGCAAAAACAAAGGAGAGATCCAATGAAAAGAATGTACAAGAATCTAATGGCTAGATCATCTAAGTTTAAGAAAAGAAAAGGTTTAGAAGTAAGAAAGAGCTATAAGGAAATACTAGGATGTTCTAGAGAGTATTTAGGAAAGTATATAGAGAGTAAGTTTGATGATAATATGAATTGGGATAATTATGGAATATACTGGGAGCTAGATCATGAGATTGAATTGTTTAGAGTTAGAGATGTTCAGGACTTTGAGTTGATAAATCACTTTACTAATCTAAGACCATTAGAAAAGAATAAAAATAGAATGAGGAATTATGAGTAGAAAAGATTATCCAGTTTGGACTGGAGTTATAAATTACTTTCCTGATGCATTAATGGAAGTATCAAGAGTGAGTAAGATTGGAAATGAACAACATCACAAGGGCAAACCATTACATTGGGATAAGAGTAAGAGTATGGACCATCTAGATGCTTTAACTAGACATCTAATACAAGCAAAGGAAGATGATATAGATGGTGTATCACATTTAGCTAAAGTAGCATGGAGAGCTTTAGCAGCATTACAAACTAAAATAGACAATGAGCAGAAATGAAATATTAGCATATCAAGAAGGTTATAGAATGACCAAAGATGGAAAGCTATTAGGTAAAAATGGTAATACTGTGAAAGGTTGGTTAAAG